AAAAGACCCTGATTATTGGCGTTTGTCATGCGAAAGATTAGAGCAGGCGCAACGGCAACAGATGTTATTTTGAAAAAATAAAACAATATTTGATTTAGAAGAACAATTTAAGGGGGAACAATGACAGAGTTTAAGTGCCAAAGATGCGGCAAATGTTGCGGCATCGTCCCGTTTTCAAAAGACGAATATAACGCTATTCGTAAATACGCCAAAGATAAACATATCGGGTTCGTTAAAACCGAATTACAGGGAAAAACTGTATATTTCCCGAAACACGCATATAAAAAATTCTTACAGGCCGCAGAAATCGCAGAAAAAGAACATCGCCTTATAGATAATCAAGTCGATGGTATCCGTTGCCCGTTCCTGGCATACGATGAAAACGGCCTGGCTTACTGCACAATTTACGAGCACCGCCCCAATATTTGCCGCCTGTTCGGCAAAGGCGGGCACCCGTTCCTTACCTGCCCGAATAACCCACAGGTGAATGCAGATAATATTTGTCGTTGAATTTTATCGCCCCCGCCGTTAAAATAAATTCAACGGGGGAGTGATATATGAAACGAATTAAAAATCCAACCTTGCGAGATAATTTACAAAGCAAAAAAACCGAAATTTTATATAAACCATCAGACGATACTGTCAGAACTTCGCCACTGGACTTATTACAAAAACTGGGCGAATATTTTACACTGGACGAAGACGGACGCGATGGGCTATTACAAAAACTATTCCCGCGAACAGTCAAGGATTCTGTCATTATTGCCAAAAATGGCCATAGAATAACACAAGACGCGGCTATTAAAACTTCGATGTACGAAGATGACCTGCCGATTGAAATGATGCCGTTCTTTTCGCATTCGTTTATCGGTTGGCAAGCGTGCGCCTTGTTAGCACAAAATCCGTACATAAAAAAGGCCTGCGAAATTCCTGCGCGCGATGCTGTCGCTGTCGATTATAAATTACACTATGCTCACCCAGATGCCGATAAAGACGACAAAACAGACGACAAGGAAGAGCAAGAAATATTAAACGAACTGAAAGAAAAATCAGATAAAAAATACAAAATTAAAGCCATCGCCCGTGATGCCAACATTTATAAAAAGATGTTTGGGCAAATACTGGCCATACCCACATTTTCAACCGATATGTCGCAACAAATGGCAAAACCATATACGCCCACAGCAATCAAGCCAGGCACTTATACCGGCATGACGCTTGTTCAGCCCTTCTGGGTCACATACCAGTTATCAGGCGATGGCGTGTCCCGCCCGAACAAAGCCGGATATTATGAACCCGAATATTACATAATCAACGGCTCAATTAAAATACACAAATCATGGGTTGTCAAACTGGTAAATGGCGCACTTGCCGATATATTAAAACCCGTATATTATTACGGTGGTGTCCCATTAACACAACAGATATACGAACGCGCGTTTTGTGCCGAAAAGGTCGCAAATGAAGCCCCGAAATTGGCACTTACTAAACGCCTGTTAATAATTGACGGTAATATCAACAACCTGTCCGCTAACCCATCATTGGCATATAAAACGCTATCCGATATATTGAATGTTCGCGATAATATGGGCGTTATGATTAAAAACCCAGGTGATCAGGTTAATCAGATAGATACTTCACTGGCCGATTTCGATGCGCTGGTTATGTCGCAATTCCAACTGGTCGCCGCAATCGCAGAAATGCCCGTCACAAAGTTAATGAAAACACAACTTAAAGGATTGGCAAATACCGGCGATTATGAAATGAAAGATTACGCACAATCGCTGGTGGAAATCCAGGAAAATGACTTTAACGCAATTCTGGAAAAACACTACGAATATCTGTGTTTGTCCGAATACGGCAAGGATTTGCATCTGGTTATAAACTGGAATCCGATAGACACGCCAAGCGAATTAGATGTTGCCCAGATAGAACAGGCACAGGCGGCCACAGATTCGCAATATATCCAGGCAGGCGTAATAGACGCGTCAGAAGTCCGTAACGCCCTGCGCGCCAATGAAGATTCCCGCTTTCATAATTTACCCGATGAAATGCCGGAAATAAAACTGGACGAAATGAACGAATTGCTGGGAGATGAGGACGTTGAATAATGCCCGTACAAAAGCGTTTTTTTAATTCGGCTACCCTCGTCCCGCCCGTGGCAATACAGCGCGTGTATGGCCGAAAAATCGCCGCTATCGTCCGCGATATGATTAAATCATACCAGCCGTTGCTTGATTTGTATAAATCCAAAAGCCCACAAATGGCTATGGACGCTGATGGCGCGTGGTTATCAACAGATGTCGAAAAATTGTTAAAAAAACTTCAATCTTACTGGGATAATTACCTGGACGAAAATGCACAGAAAATCGCCAAAGATATGATTAATAAGGTCTTGCGTAATTCTAACCTGCAAGTACAAAATGCTCTTAAAAATTATATCGCAAAAGAAAGATGGGAATTAATCCGCGATAAAATCCCCGTCCCCATGCAACAAGCAATTAAATCACATATTGCCGAAAATGTGTCCCTGATTAAATCCGTGGCTAATCAATACCACGAACGCATCGCTGGCGCAATTTACCGCGCCATCACCGGCACAGGCACATTAACCAATCTGCGCCGGGATTTCTTAAAATATGGCAAAATGTCCGAACGTCGCGCAAAGTTAATCACATCAGACCAGGTTAATAAAGTATTTAATACATTATCCGCACGCCGTATGGCCAGTGTCGGTATAAATAAAGTCCGCTGGATTCACGGATTCCCAAAAGAACCACGCCCATACCATGCCCGGGTGTGGGACGGTAAATCCGGCAAAAAGGACGGACACCCGAACGGATTAAACGGATTTATCTTTTCACTAGACAACCCGCCAATAATTGACGAAAAAACAGGCGAACGCGGATTACCTGGACGCCTGCCTTTCTGTTCCTGCCGCATGGAACCGGTTATTGACGAATACGAATAGTTGAATAAAAATCCGCACCGCTGTATAATCAAGCGTAAGGAGAGAGTTATATGATTGACCTTATTGCCATGCTTGAAGCAATCAGAATATATGCCAAAGATTGCCATTATGCCTTTCGTGGCGCATCTGATTTTATCCAAAATCATAAATGGGTCGATGATGTATATGAACCTATGGCCGATTATATAGACGAAATTAAAGAATCTATCTTGGCATATCACGGAACAAAAATCCCGCGCGGCGTAGAAATAAACACCCGCGCACAACAATATGTCCCACAGGATTTGCCATACGATGATAATACTCGGTTACTCCGCAATTTGCGCGCTTTAATCATTATGACTATTGCTCGTATTGACGAACTGGCAAAAAATGCCAGCGCAGGCGATAGTGATATACTTGGTCGCATCGGCTCATTTTTACAAAAGCAGGCGGGATTATTGACGCTAGCCGTAGGAGAGTAATATGCGCAAATTAAAACGCTTTATACGCCGTTTATTTCGCAAATATGAATGGTTTGTCTTGGAACGGATAGTCGTCAAAAAGAAATGGAGAAAAACAAATGGGCGTTAAATTTTATCCATCTACACAATATATCGTGGCTAGCCGGCCAAAAATAGAACAAGCCGCGCCACAATCTAAAAAACGCAAAGGGAAAAAATAATGGCAAAAGTTGTTGATGATAATGGTTATTGGTCTATAAAACATAACCCCATATCCGCAGTCGGCGTATTCGATTATCTCGGCAGTAATATATCCGACGATTGCGAACCTAATCGCATCTATAAAGTATATCGCCCCGCAGAAACACTGCGTGAATCCGTTGATACATGGAATAATCCACCAAAGCCCTTAATCCTGCAACATGAAATGCTGGGCGATGGATTTACTTCCACAGACGATAGACCCGTACAAGGCATCATTTCTAATGTCGAATTTGATGAAAATACCGGCAAATTATACGGCGATATTGCCGTATATTCTGACGAAATGAAAGACGCTATTGAGTCCGGTGTTCGGGAATTGTCCCTGGGTTATATGTGCCAATACAAAAAACAGCCTGGTGTGTATAACGGCCAAACATACGATTATATACAAACGGATATGCGCGGCAATCACTGCGCTATCGTTGAAGCAGGAAGATGCGGCTCTGATGTCCGTGTATTCGACCATAAATGCGCCATGGATAGCATAGATGTAAATCCAACAGATTTTATGGCATGCGAAAATGTGTTGAATAAAAACGAAAATTCAGAGAAAATTAATATAGATAACGAAACAAAGGGAGAGAACGAAATGGCAGATAAACGCGAAGCAATCCGTGAAATCATGGCAATTGCCGCGAAACCTGATTCCGATTTCGAGGGTGGGGAATCCGAAAAAATCGAAACAATCGCGAAATTGCTGGAAAATTCCGAATACGCCAAATCTGAAACCGGCACAGACGAAGATGATGTCGTCGAAGAAGAAAAGAAAGCCACAGATAAATGCGGCAAAGATAGCAAAGCGCGTCGTGCTCGTGACGAAGACGATTCTGAAAAGAAAGAATCCGAAGACGAAGACGACGAAGAAAAGAAAGCAGAAGATGAAGATGTATCTTTGTCCGATGTTTTGGCCGCTATCAAAGAATTGGGCGATTTAATTAAATCTTCGAAAACTACCGATGAAGACGATACAGATGAAGAAAAGAAAGAATCGGAAGACGAAGATGATACAGATGAAGACGATGATGATGCCAAACCAACAGGCGATTCCCGTCTGCATGTGTTCAATAAGAAAAACGCCGTTGATGCCGATGCGGCATTAAAAGCATATTTGGCGTAAATTATTAAAAGAGGGAGAGAGAGAATGGCTTTACAAAGTACTGTTAATCAGAAACTGGCGTTCGGCGTTGTTGGCTCGTTCTATGACGATTCACCGCGTTCTGTCGCGCCTTATACTGTCGAATCTGGTGCTATTGGATTGTTCTATACAGTCGATCCAGCAGACCCGACAAAAGTAAAATTGGGTGGGACTGGCGTTTTGGCCGGTATCGCCGTCAATTCCAAAGAATACCCCATTTACGGACTGGACGCGTCCCTGAACTTTAAGGCAGGCGCAGTCGCACAAATCGCCCGCATGGGTCATATTATCGTGAAATCTAGCACCGCAATCGCTGTCGGTAATGCTGCGTTTTACAACACTACTACCGGCGAAATTCAAGCGGGCACGCCAGCGGGTTCCGTTCCCGGTTGTGTCGAAATTCCAAATTCGGAATTCTTGTTCGTCACAGGCGCGGCAAATGAAGTTGGTGTGTTGGAAATCAAACTGTAAATAGGGAGAAAATAGATGAAAGCAAATGTTAGTTTTTCAATCCCGGCCGATAAAGTAAAAGCGTATAAAATCACGCTGGACGGTGCGGCAAAAACCACATCTACAACTTTAGACGCACTGGGTATTCATTATGATAAAACTGCCTTGAAAGAATTTAAGGCATTCGCTATGGACGCGGCACCTGGTCTGCAAACTACACCGTCTATGATGACACCTGTGCAGTTCTTGCAGTTCTGGATTCCCGAAATGGTGGAAGTTGTCACCGCTGCGCGTGACGCTGACGCTATCTTGGGTCGTGATTTCGCTGGCTCTTGGGAAGACGAAGAAATCGTCCAGCCGGTTATCGAATACGCTGGTCAAGCACGTCCGTATGGCGATAAAACTAATCTGAACCTGGCGGATTATAACGTCAATTATGAAACCCGTACAATCGTGCGTTTCGAACAAGACGTTGAAGTTGGCAAATTGGAAGAAGCCCGCGCTAGCAAAGCCCGTATTGATGCAGGCGGTACAAAGCGTAATGCGGCGGCCTTGTCGTTGGCTATCAGCGCGAATGATATCGCGTTCAATGGCTATAACGCAGGCGGCAACCGTACGTACGGCTTGTTGAATGACCCGAACCTGCCGTCATACGTCACATTCGCAGATGGTGCGTCTGGCGAAACGGCGTGGACAACCAAAACCTTTAATGAAATCACCGCCGATATTAAGACGATGATGGCAAAACTGCGTGTGCAGACCGGTAATAACTTCAAGCCGGAACGCGATGCGTCTGTCCTAGCGTTGGCAGTATCCGCGGTTGATGCGTTGCAAACGGTTAATCCGTTGGGCGGCACATCTGTTTTGGATTGGTTGCATAAAACATATCCGAACTGCCGTGTTGAATCCGCTATCCAGTTAGACAGCGCGAATTCTGGCGATAATGTGGCGTACCTGATGGCCGAAACATTGGCTGGGCAGAAAGTTATCGGGCAGTATATGCAAGATGCTCTGCGCCTGGTTGGTGTTGAACAAAAAGCCAAAGGGTACAAAGAATCGTACAGTAATGCAACGGCTGGTGTAATGCTGCGCGTGCCAATTGCAGTTGTTCGTTATTCTGGCTGCTAATTGTGCCAGTTGGAGAGATATCTTGCGGGGTGTCTCTCCAATGCTTAAATCCCGCAAATAAACCGAAAGGAGAAACAAATGCCGTACATTATATCTCGTGCATCACAAAGCACAGAATATACAAGTTGGACAAAAGGGCGCAACGGCGAAAACAAGCGTCTGAAATCCGTTTTAATTAAAGGTGGCGCAAATGTTGTCGATAAAAAGACGTTAGAAACGCCCGCTGGTGTTATTACGGAAGTGTCCGCAGAAGATTTAAAGTTTTTACAGGGACATTCGGCGTTTAAACGCCATGTTGCCGCTGGTTGGTTAAGTGTTGAAAAGACCAAAGGCGCGGCTGATAAAAAAGCGGAAATTGTGCAGAAAGATAAAGACGGGTATGTAGAAAAAGACGGCTCTGCGCAATTGTTGCCAGAAGATTTTGAAAAGGCGGGGCAAAAACCGCCAAAAGTCGGTGGCGAAGAATAAAACGCACAAAAATCAACTTGTTGCGGGTATGGGTAAAGAAAGCCCGCCCGCAATTTTAATATAGGGGTATGATAAAATGAGTGAAGTAGTTGTGACCGTTCAAGATTGGCGTGAAGCGTTTCCAGAATTTGCGAACGCGGAAACATACCCCGATGGCTATTTGCAAAGATTCTTAACACAGGCACAGTCATATATATCAACACAGAATTACCGTTTGTCTCCCCAAACGCGTATATTAGCCATAGAATTGATGGCTAGCCACCTTTTAACATTGTCGGCGGTAGATGCCCAGGGCAACCCAATAATCGCGTCTGGGGGCGTTTCTGGCGGTATTATAGCGGGTGCAACAATTGATGGCGTTTCTGTTCAGATGGTTGCGCCAATTGCGGCCGATGCGTTTGAGCAATGGATACAGAGCACGCCGTATGGCAAACAGTACTGGGCTTTATTGACCGCGAATAATCCAACAGGGGTGTATTATTTGGGTAATCCGCGGGTATGGGGGATAAGATAATGCCGGCGATAAATGTACGTGTTGATAAAAAGCGGTATAACATCGACAATTTGCGCGAGGGTGTTGTTCGTGTCGGCTGGTTTTCTGATATGAAGTATGATGATGGTGTTTCTGTTGCGCAGGTGGCGCGATGGAATGAATTCGGTACGCCGTCCGCAAAATATCCAATCCCAGCGCGTCCGTTTATGCGGCCCGTGACGCATGGGAAAGCCCCACAGTTGGCCGAACAATTGCGCGCAATGTATCAATTATCGTTGCGTAATAATACAAACACAATGAAAGTTTTGGAACGGTTTGGCGAGTATGTTATTTCGTTAATACAGCGACAGATAGACGCGACAACATCGCCTGCCAACAGCCCGATAACAATACACGGTGGTTGGTTGCGTAGTGCCAGCGGTAAATCGTTTCATGTTGCGGGTAAAAAGCGCACGCATCCGTTGATAGATACGGGATTTATGCGTGCTACGGTAAGTTATCAAGCGGAGGAAATACGGAAATGATGAATGTGCTGGCGGCGGCTTTACAGGTTATTCCAACGCAGAAAATAACATATAAGAAATGGATTG